TTATTTATCGAATACGGAAATTGCCTTGTGCTTTTTATCTGTATATTGATGTGAGTAAGTATCTAATGTTTCTGTGATGCGTGCGTGTCGCATTAGCTGTTGCAGGTCAAATATATCTACACCGTTATTTGCGAGGTACGATGCATAGCTATGTCTCAATGAATGTATATGGTAGCCTGGAAACACTTCTTTAAATTTCTTATGATAGTGTGCATAGTGTTTTGGGGCGATACCACCGAAAACAAAATAATCATCATTAAAGTACTGCCATTTCTTACTTTCTCGCTCGTATCTACCATGTAGAATATCAGATATAAATTGTGGAAATACAACGATTGTTTCAGATGATTCTGTTTTCGCTCTGTCATATATTTGTCGATTAGTAATATCCATTGTCTTTGATACCATCAACTCATTCTTGCTTAAATTTAAATCTTTCCATGTTAATGCAAAACATTCTCCGACACGCAATCCTGAATAGAACATCAACTGACTTGCTTCTACGTAAGCATCATCTATAAAACTATCCACCTTATTATCAAAATCATCACGCATGATAAATCTCGGTTTAGGTTTCTTTCTAGGGATAGGTTTAATCGATACTGTTGGATCAATGCGCAACCCGAAATGCTTAATTGCATGATTGATTACTACTTTAAAACCACTCCACACCGTTCGTGCAGAATTGACTGAGGGTAGGTTATCAATAAGATACTTCCTGAACTCTTGACACTGATTCTGTTTAATCTCACTTATCTTAATATGTCCGAAGCGTTCCTGGATATGTTTCTTATATTCATTTTCTTTTCGTTTGTGTGTTTTAGGACGTAAGTCTGAATTATCTAAGTAGTGATAGAATACATACTCGAATGTTTGTTCTGATGAATAGCTATCAACTGATTCAGTTAAGAATTTAGCTTCTGCTGCTTTAGCTTCACGTTGCTTATCAAATCCACGCTTTAGTTTTCTTTTATTATTGCCATAAATGTCCTTATATCGAACAGAAAAGTACCATTTACCTGTATTTTTGTCTTTATATACTGCCATAAAAGAGCTCCTTTCTTAAAAATGGGTACAAAAAATAAGGGCATAGTGAATACACCCTTATTATTCAGTTTTGAACGTTAAAATAACCAAAATCTTTTCTTTTTCTTAGGTTTGTTCTCACCATTTGTTTTAATTGGATAATTAAAATCACTTTTATCTAGTGTTACTTCTAGCTTTAAAGAGTTATTATGATTAGTTGTTTTGTTATTTTGAGTCTTTATAAGACTATTTACAAAAGTTTTTGGATCAATAAACTCATCTTGAATGTAGGCAATCATAAATTGTACAGCACTATCCTTAAGAGAATCACTATAATTTAAAGGTTTAGCAGCATTATACAAATCTTGTTTAAGTTGCGAAATAGTGAACTGCTTATTAGTTAAGGCAGAGCGGTATTTTATTAAATCATTTTGAGGTATATGTGGTCTAAAATTAATATCTCCATACTCGTGATAATTTAGATAATTATTAAAAGATAAAATCGTGTTTATTACATTAGCTGCATTAAAATAATAAAACCCTTGATCAATTTCATGGTTTTTAAAATAGTATCTTGAAATAGTGTCGTTTATTGATCTAATAGAATATATTGCATTTACATCATTTGATTTCATAAGCGACTGAAGTCTTTCGATATAAATACCGGTCAAAATTTCAAAATCATTTTTACCTGGATGAGAAAGGTAGTATTGATAAGCATCTTCAAGAGTAACATCATAACCAAATGTAAATTCAGTTAAAAAAGTAGTTTCATCAAATACTTCTTTGTAGTCATGATTAACAGTGTAAACAGCAGGTAAGTACATTCCTGATAGGTCTACATTATTTTCAATGATTCTATTCACTAATTCCGCCTTATTACCAGTAACTTTTAAACTGTTATCTTTTAAGATTTCTTTTAACTCTGGATTTTTTAATTTAGTTAAAGTTATATGATAATCAGTTTTTTCAATAATAACTCCATCATCAATGAGCTTCTTCAAAATTCTCATCGGATTAGTAGAATAAATGTCTGCCCAAAAGTTTTGATTTAGTACAGTACCTTTAGATTTATTTTCAACATAATGCATAACTAATACTTCTAAAGCAGTTAACTTTCTCATCACAAGCCTCCTAATAAATAATTTTACATTTATAATTCTTGAATCTTCAAAGGTTCGAATTGAATTAAATATCCTGAATATCTAACATATAATCCAAACTTCGCTTTATAATCTTCTATTGCTTCATTGAAATGAACACGATCTATTTCTAAGTGTAGGCACATTTCATATATATCGCCCCAAAGCCCTTTTTTGTAGCATTCAATAAGTTTTTCTAAAGGTAGTATTAATTTGTGGCCAAAACGCCGAGCTCTCAACTCTTGTCTAGCTGAATCGACATTGTATTGTTTGTTGTAGACTGACAGAATATCACCATATGAAGTCTCATGGTGGCCAATTTCTTCAGCTAGATGACCGTTTTGAATATAATAATTAAGTCTATTTGTTATTGTAATAATCCCGTTAGGATATTCAAAATATCTTTCGTATAATCCGCCCATCTTAGCAGGCATATCTTCATCATATTCAATTATCATATTAGGATAAGGATCTAATAATTTCTCTCTAAGTTGCATCTTCACAACTCCTTACTTATTGCGATTTCTTCTTAAGCTGCGTCTCATTTCTATGTATGCTAATATTTCTTCTAGCTCTTCTTCAGTAACATCTCCATCAATGTGTGCTGCAAGTGTTTCGATGTTATTTCCTTCTTCTGTTTTTTCGTACTTTACTTCATTTTTTGTTAAATCATCTAAAGAAACATTGAAGTAATGCGCTAAAGCTGTAGCATGCGCAATCGAAGGAGATGAAGTGTTTTCTTCCCAACGTTGAATAGTAGATTTAGAAAATTTTACATCATATTTCTTATTTAGATCATCTGCTAACTCTCTATATGTTAGTTTTTTCTCTTCTCTAAGTCTTTTAAGATTGGTTGCAAACATTTTATTTTCCTCCGAAAATTAATTATTTTTTTCTATATATCTATAATAAGGTATGTGTCCTAAAATTGCAACGTATAATACGATATTTTGTCCTATTTTTGAAATTTATTCGTTGACAACGATTTTTGTATGGTTTAAGATGGTTGTAGTCCCAAGAAAGGGACAAAAAAAGAGAAAGGAGCAGCTTATGGATTTAATCAAACCACCAAACCTAAAACTCAAACAGTACATGATTGAACACGACATCAAACAAAAAGAGTTGGCTAAGGTTCTTGGTATTACGCAATCCTTATTTTCTCAAAAGATAAATGAAAATAGGTCAACTTTTAGTTTGGAAGAAGTGAGATTATTATGTGCGTATTTAGGTTTAAATATGCATGAATATTTTTTTGAAGAGAATGTCCCAAAATTAGGACTAAAAATTAAGGAGGATTAAACATGAATGCTTTAAAAGTAATTGAACAGAACAATGAGTATTTTGTAGACAGTAGAGAAGTGGCAGAAATGGTCGATAAACGTCATGCTGATTTAGTTAGAAGTATAGATGGTTATTTTACTATTTTGAGTCAAAACGCAAAATTGCGTTCTGATGATTTCTTTGTAGAAAGTAGTTATCGAGCAGGAACTGGAAAGTTTTATAAACATTATCTACTAACTAAAAAAGGCTGCGATATGGTAGCAAACAAGATGACGGGTGAAAAAGGAGTTTTATTCACTGCAATGTATGTGGATGCTTTTCACCAAATGCAAGAGCACATTCAACAACAAACAATGAATGCACCACGAACACAACTAGAAGCAATCAAAATGTTTGTTCAAATTCAGGAAGAACAGCAGGCATTTAACGAGCGCATTCAAAATGAAGTTAAAGGTATTAGAAATATCGTTGGTATCGAAACAAAGAACTGGAGAAATGACACAAACAATATTATCAGAGCAATTGCTCAACATCTTGGCGGAGGAGAGCAGCATCAGAAAGTCAGAGCAGAATCATATAAGGTGCTCGAACAAAAAGGACGCTGTAATTTAAATCAACGACTTTCAAATCGTAAAGGAAAAATGTTAGCAAATGGTGCGACAAAATCACAAGTGAACAAGCTGAGTAAGTTAGATGTAATCACAGATGAACCTAGATTGATTGAGATTTACATTAGTGTTGTCAAATCAATGGCTATCAAATACGGAGTTGACATCAGTCAATTGGAAATTTAGGAGGCAGTTAAATGAAAAAGAAAAATAGAATTCTATGTGCACAACAGATGGTAAATGAAGTGATTGCTGAAATAAGGGAAGCACTTGATACAGATGAGAGCAGTCAATTCACAAAGATTAATATCAATGATAACTCGACTCGCACATTGACAAGAGAAGAACATTTAGAAGAAGCACTCAAAGAAGTTTCGGATCGTTTAGAGAAAGACGTCTTAGGTGTACTGAAAGACGAGGTGAGATAAATGAACAAACTAAATTTATTAAAAATAGCCCTCTTAATCGTCGTCTTGGCGGAGGAGATTAAGAGAGCTACAAAAAAAGAAGAATTGTTTGATTTATTAGTTGAAGAAGATGCTCATTCAGGAATTTGTCTTAAACAAATAAATCAGAAAGAGTTAATCCGAGAAATAAATAATATTGAAAGAGCAGAAAGTATCAAAGTAGTGTCTACTCATTAAAGATTATCTTTTAGATGCTTATTTGAGCAGATTACATTTCTCCAAGCGGCGGCGCCTGTAAGTTTTCCGACAAATAAACTATCGTCTTTGTCGATGAGTTCACCTAAACTGTCCCTTATTTCTTTGACTGTATCATTTGATTTAATAAACCAAACAGATTTATTAATACGAGCAGCATGAGAATACGTTTCAATAGCGGTTATCAAGCTATCGTAGTCTTTCTGGTTGTTTAGATCATAACTGATGATATAACTATTCAATATTTTCACCACCTTTCTTAATCGGATTAAGAAAATTATAACAGTAAGGAGGGCCAAATATGAAACACTTTTACAATGCTAAAGATGTTATGGAGCTTTTAGAGTGTTCGAAGTCTTATGCTCATACTCAAATCAGACGAATGAATGAAGAAATGGAAAAAGACGGTTTCTATTCAGTCAGAGGTAAAGTCCCGATTAAGAAGTTTGAAGAAAAGTTCCCTTACTTGAAAGGAGCGTCTGCATGAAACTAATCATAGCAACATCAACTGTTTTACTCGCAAACAGCTACATCATCACATTAGTAAGCGACCATCTCGCACCTTTAGAAACAGCAGGACTATTCATCGTATTATCATGTGCAGCATTACTACTCGTTATCAATAGTGACTTTGTCGAAGCCGATAAATAAGATTAGTCATATTATCGTTCTGACGTACCGTAGAGGCGAAGTAAAGAAGTTCAAGAGGGATTTATCCTTCTATACGAAAGATGACGATATACGAGTGCTGTACAGCAAGTTCGATGATGCAGGTGGCGTGATTAAGTTCTGCTACAAAAAATAAATACAAAAGGAGAATATATATGAATTTTCACAGTACTTCAAGGAGTGTTGAAACCAAAAACATGAGAGAAAGAGAAGCGAGAGAGAAAGTAGATGCTTTATATAAAGATACTAATCCAATTTTTGATGAGGTTAACGAGCAACTAGAAATGTTTTCTAAAGATTTATTAAGACGATTATATAAACGTGATTATACAGCAGGAGAAGTTTCAAACGTATTATCGCTACAAAAGAGATTAGCTTATAGCGAAGGTAATAAAGCAAAACATAAAGTCATTTCAATAGCAGAAGAAATACATGATGCTCATTTAATGTTATTGAAAACTGGAAGTTTATTAGATGAGATTAAATAAAAAAGCACATATCAAAAGATATGCACTCACGTAAACTCGACACTTACAGTGTAGCATATCTCAAGATATAAAAGGAGATAGTTATGGAAAATTTACCGAGAACATTTTTAGTTAAAAGTCCTATTGCGATTGTGAAAGATAAATTCGATTTCAGATGCATGAGTTTTACAGCAATCAAAGAAAAGTATGAAGAGAAAGTAAGTTTTTACATTTTGCATGATGATACATCCGAACTTGTATTCAGAAAAGACATATTTGAAGAGTCATGTTTTTGGGGCATGGATGATGAAGTAGTTACAGCACTTTATGAGTACGTTGAAGAAAACATTACTGAAATGGATAAGTTGTTTACACAGCTTAAACGATTTGGAATTTAGGAGGACGTGTAATGAATTTAAAATTAAAGCAATTGATCATAAAAGACTTTCAGGGTATCAAGGAACATTCATTCAACTTCGATGGCCAGAACGCAACAATATATGGCCAGAATGGTTCAGGTAAAACAACAACAGCAACTGCGTTACAGTGGCTACTATTCGATAAGAACCTGCAAGGAAAACAGATAGACGTTGTGCCACTAGATGAAGAGAATAACGAATTATACGAATCAATTCCGCATGTAACAGCAGTATTTGTTAAAGATGGCCAGGAATTGAAACTTACAAAAGAATCGTTTCCAAAGTACATGAAAAATAAAATGACTGGTGCTAAAGAATATACGAAGTCACGAACAGGCAAGCAGTATATTGACGATGTACCTTTCACGATTACGAACTTCAAGAAAGAGATTAGCGAAATAATCGATGAAGATGTATTCAAGCTAGTTACTAACATTCATACGTTCAACGATCTTCACTGGACCGACAGAAGAAAAATCTTATTTGAAGTATGTGGCCAATTTACAGATGCAGAAATTATAGAGAGTAACAAAGAACTAGAGCCACTTGTTGAAATTTTGAAAAACAAATCAGTAGAAGACCAGAAGAAAGTGATAAAGGACAAGCTCAAAAAGACTAACGATGATATTGAAGATATTCCTGTCCGCATCAATGAAGCGACATTATCAAAGGTAGAAGTCACAAATACAGATATCAATGTCGATGAAGTTAAACAACAGATTGCTGACTTTGAGAGTCAGATTCATTCAATAAATAATGGTTCAGAAGAAATCGAATTACGCAATCAGATTTCACAAAAGAAGAATGAATTAAAGTTACTTGAACAGAATCATTCAAGCGATAATCAATCGAATATCAATAACTTAAAGTCAAAGCTATCTCTTGAAGAAAGCAATAAACTCAACTTTGAGTCAAAGGTTCGCATGATTAACCAATCGATTAATGATAATAAAACAAATCGTGAATTGAAGTTAAAAGAATATAAAGAAGTCGATGCAGAAATTAAAGAAGTTGAAGCATCAGAACATGTCGCAACTGTAGATGATACATGTTCGTGTTGTGGCCAGGCACTGCCACCTGAAAAAATCGAGAGTACAAAGCAAAAAGCGTTAGAGCAGTTCAACAAGAATAAGTCATTGAAGTTAGAACAGCTTAATCAACGTAAGCAGACGTTGTTAGAGCAGGGTAAGCAGTTCAAGCCGACAATTGAAAAATTAGAAAGTGATCTGCAAACTGAGCAAAAGAAAGTAGATGACGTTCAAAAGGTTATCGATTCGCTTAAATCACGAATCGAAAGCTTATCAAATGAGCTAATACCTGTTAATGAAACTACTGAATACAAATCAATACTCGAAGAAATCAATCAGTTAAATCATCAAAGAAGTAACATCGCAGAAATGAATAAAGAGAAGGTCAATGCTATTCGAGAAGAAATCTATAAGTTAGATCAGAAAGTTCTTGAATTCAATAAACATCAAGCGAGCATCGATAACAATAAACGCATTGATGAGCGTATCAAAGAGTTACGCATCCAGGAAGAAGAACTTATCTCGATTAAAGAAGAATTGAATTATCAACTGTACTTAATCGATGAATTTAATCGCACTAAAGTTAAGACGATTGAAGAATCTATAAACAATAAATTCAAGATGGCCAGATTTAAATTATTCGATGAGAAGAAGAATGGAAACATTGAAGAAACATGTATCACGACATTCGAAGGTATCGAATTTGGTAGAGGTTTGAATACTGCAGCGATGATTAACGTAGGTTTAGACATCATCAATACATTAACTGAACATTATAACGTTTATGCTCCAATCTTTATCGATAACGCAGAATCTGTTACGAACGTCTATCAAACTAATTCGCAACAGATTGAGCTGAAGGTTAGTAAAGAAGATGAGCGATTAAGAATTAAAACAATCCTTTAATATAGTTTTCGATATATCCTTGAGCAATTGAACCTAAAGTTTTTAAAGAGAAACTACCGAGATCAGCAGCTTTTTCTTTAGCGAAACTCCATGCCTTTGGCGAACGTATTGTTTCAAGATATTGATGGCCATCGAAAGTAAGTTCTTGAATTAACATATCTTCACCCATAAACGATTGAGTTTTTAAATATCCAGCTTCGTGTAACTTTCTGAAAGTATAAATGTAGTCTTGAGGTGAAAATTCTGTTACGGAAAAATCTATTTCAGATAACATGAAACCTTCATCAAGTTCTTTAGATTCAATTAGTAATAATACTTCACGGACACAATCAGGTTTAAGTTGCATATGTTTCATCCTTTCAAATTTATTAAATAAATTATATCAGAATCGAGATGATTATATTGAATCTCAATAAAGTAATCGCAATGAATATTCGAGCGTATCGAAAATACTACAGATTAACTCAAAAAGAATTAGCAGAAAGAGCTGGCATTACAAGATGTCATTTGAACGACATCGAACACTTAAGAAAAAATGTTTCAATACAGACGTTAGAGAAAATCGCAAAAAAATTAGAAGTAGAACCATATAAATTATTAAAAAATACGGAGGAGATTTAATATGAATCAGTCAAAAAATGAACATCGACCACCTGAAATGGTCGATGTAATAAAAGTAATTAAAATTAAATACTTAAAAGGTGATGGAACTGATCAGAATCCAATTAGAATAGCTGAAGGATACTATGATATTGAAGGTCAATTTCTTTTTGAACTCGATTCACTTGATGTGAAATTTAAGGCATCATCTATCGCTAATTCATAAGAGATGAAAAGAGTCATTTTATGCAGAAATTTTTTCATATCGTTTACATCTCTTGAATCATGTTTTCTAACATAGTGAGTTTCATCATTCCCTATCCAAGTAGCAGCTTTGGCAAGAGATTTTAATCTTTCATCATCTATATCTTGTTCAATACATTTACCTAAAAGTTTTTTAGAAATTTTTACTTCGTCTAATTTTTTATGATTTATTAAATAATCTTTGATTAAAAACTCTAGTGCTTTTCTATATCCGATTCCTGCTAGATGATCTAAACCTAAACCTTCAGCAACAGTTGATTGAGCAATAATATTTTTAAATTCATGACTAACACTATCTATTTCTTCAGGGTACTCAAAAGTTGATTTGGGTTGAGGACTTTCGTTAATAATGAACGATGTAAATTCAGAGTATCCAGGTCTAAATTTAATACGATAGCTTTGTAAAAAATGCTTTTTACAATTTGGACACTCTAAAGTAAGAGACGCGTTAAATCCTTTTTCATCAAGATGATAGTCGTAATTGTTTGATGCAATAACATTAGGAGATATTTTTGATGAACACCATGGACATCCATTAGGTAATTCTATTGTTCCATTTTTATATGAAGATGTATTATTTTTGGCCTTAAAAGTGAAGTGAATATTATTCATGTTTTTCACCACCTTTCGTATAAATTAAAAAAATTATAACAATAAAAGGAGAAATAATCATGACAAATAATCAATTACAAAAAGTAGAAGCGCAATTAATCGCAGAAAAGAACGTATCAGACAGCGTACTGAATAAAGTACGAGTACTAGAATCTCAAGGAAACTTATCGTTACCACGTGACTATGAACCATCAAATGCATTAAAACAGGCATGGTTGCAAATTTCAGAGAACTCAAAGCTGATGGCATGTACTGATGCTTCGAAAGCAACTGCATTTTTGGATATGGTAACTCAAGGATTAAATCCCGCAAAGAATCAATGCTACTTTACTCCTTACGGTAACAAGATGAAGTTACAACGCTCATATCATGGAAATATCATGATGCTTAAACGTGATGCTGGAGCGAAAGACGTAGTGGCACAAGTGATTTATGAAGGTGACACATTCAAACATAAATTAGATGAAACTGGACGTGTTAAATCAATCAGTCATGAACAGGACTTCTTTAATATGAAGAAAGAAAACATCGTTGGAGCTTACTGCACTATCGTCTTTGATGATGATCGTGAGAATTATATTGAAGTAATGACAATGGAACAGATTAAGCAGGCATGGATGCAGTCATCGATGATTAAAGATGAAAAAGCATTAGAGAATTCTAAAACGCATAACAACTTCAAAGAAGAAATGGCCAAGAAAACAGTAATCAATCGAGCAGCTAAACGATACATCAACACATCAACAGATGCTAACTTACAGCACGTTAAAGATATTGAAGAGCGACAACGCAAAGAAGTGTTTGATGCAGAAATCGAAGAAAAACAAGCAGTTGAAGTATTAGATATTGATGACATTGAATCTGTAGAAGAAGTTCAAGACGTAACTGAATTTGAAGAAGTTGAAGATGAAAAGCCTGTGACAACTTCAACAGTACCAGAAAGCGAAGAAGATCCATTTTAATTCAGACTATAGGCAGTGGCTCATCAGGTAACTGCTATCGCATATCTGATGGTCACACTGACCTTTTGCTAGAAGCAGGTATTAGTTTTAAAGAAATGCAAAAGGCAGTGAAGTTTAAAACTTCAAAAATAAAAGGCTGTTTAATCACTCACGAACATAATGATCATGCAGCATTTGCAGAACAGTATTTAAAGCATGGTATCGAGTGTTATGCGACAGAAGGAACGTTAGAAGAAATTAATTTAGAGCATCACAGACTACATGAAATTAAATATAAAAAAACTTTCAAAATCGGCACTTGGTCGATAATGGCTTTCAAAGTAAATCACGATGCGAAAGAGCCTTGCGGTTATATGTTAAAAAGCGCTCATGGTTATAAATTACTTTTCGTTACTGATACTTACTACTGTCAGTATAAGTTTCCAGGCATTACGCACATGATGCTAGAAGTGAATTATATCTATGAAGAGATGCAAAGTAATGTTCAGAATGGCACTTTACATCCTGGACTAGCAAGACGCATCATGAAATCGCATTTTAGTTTAGAACATGCAATCGGCTTTTTAAGAGCGACAGACACTACTCAATTAAAAGAAGTACATCTGATTCACCTATCGAACTCAAATTCTAATGCAGCAGTTATTAAAGAAAAAATACAGGAAGTAGCAGGAGTGCCTGTCTACACAGGAGGCAACTATAAATGAATGAAGATATTAAAATTCACGATAAAGTAATCAGGTTCAATATTCCAGTTATCGAAGATGATAAAACTAAACTCAATAATGTCATAGGTCATTTAATAGAGTACAAAGGCAATAAGTACACTCAACATGGATATGGATCAACGGAATCACCTGCAGGAAAAATAACATATATTTTCAGTGACTTTGAAACTGGAGGCAAGATTAGAGAAATTGAGTTTTTTTGGTTCGAGCTATTAGATGGAGATACGAAAGAAAATGCTATAGCTCAACTAAAAGAAATTTTTGAAAAGTACATCAAACCTATTCTTGATAGGCATAAAGCTAAGCTAGATGAAGTTAAAGCAAGACATCCAATTATTAATAAAGAAGTTGTTTATGAAAACGGACCTATTCAAAAAGAATTAGATGAATGTGAGGGATTTTAAATGAATGATTGTAAGTTCATAGGACGAATAACAAAGGATCCTGAATACAGAGTGACATCATCTGGAAGCGAAGTGGTTAGTTTTGATTTAGCAGTGCAACGTAAGTATAAAAATCAAAATGATGAATACGAATCAGATTTTATTAGATGCGTTGCATTTAAGAAGACTGCTGAATTTATTAATAACTACGCTAAAAAAGGATATGTCATGTCAGTTAGTGGTGAGATGAGAAATAACAATTATGAGGACCAAAATGGGGTTAAGCATTATGGTATGCAGCTAATCGTAAATAATATTGATTCGACAGTACTTTTCTTGAATAAGAAAAAGGATGAAGCACAAAGCACGCAAACAAACACAAATAATTATGGTAGCTATGGAACATCTTCAACAACTACAGGACAGAACACTAATCCATTTAATAATAGTGGGCCAATCGATATTAGTGATGATGATCTACCGTTCTGAGAAAGGATGAAGTAAATGCTAACTGGATATAGAGTAGTTCCAAACGGAGATATATTCGTTAAAGTTTACGATTACTCATGCGATAGATGTAACTGTTACCTCGATGAATCATGGCCGAGAGAAGATGAAGGAGACAAAGATTACTGCGGTGAATGTGCTTTTATTACAGGGATGATTAACGAAGATGAATATAAAAAAAGGTATTGCTTTTGGATAGGCGTACCTTTCAGAGCGTATATTGACGACGGTGAAGTAAAGCTAGTTTTAGGTAAGAAAACTCCGCAGGATAGATTGAATCAAAATAATCGCAATTATCCTGAATACAAAGAATGGCGAAGATTAGTTTTTGAGCGTGATCAATACACTTGTCAGAAATGTGGGCAAGTCGGAGGTACATTGAACGCTCATCACATTAAATCGTTCAAATATTATCCAAAGTTAAGAACGGAGTTAAACAATGGAATCACCTTATGTAAGGAGTGCCACATTTTAGAACACAGGAAGTGAAATAATGACTAATAACTTCATACCTGGTGGCTATATCTTATTATCTCGGAGGCTAATCGAAAGTGAGATATGGGATAAGCCTCCGATGTATTTAAAAGTATGGATATATATATTGACTAAAGCAAGACATAAAGCAACTCAAAGATTTGAGCGCGGTGAGTTACTGATCAGTATTCCAGAGTTGCAGGAAGCCTGTAGTCATAAAGTAGGATATCGTACCGTTAAGCCAACGAAAGACCAAATTTACAATATTTTAGAGTGGCTACGAAGCGTAAACGAAAGGGGTAGCGAATACAACGATGAAGACGACACGAATACAACGATGATAACAACGACGAAGACAACACGTGGATTAATCGTAAAAGTGCGTAACTACAACGTTTATCAAGACCCAAAAAATTACGAAGACAACGGCGAACACAACAACGAAAACACTACGAAGACAACAGCGAAGACTTTACGAAGACAACGACAACCCGACACTATACACAAGAATGTAAAGAATGTAGAAGAAAGTAAGAAAGAGAAGAATGTAAGTAGTAGTAACAACGACGACTTCAGAACAGTTGTGAACATGTATCAAGAGAATATCGAACTCAATCCTGCACCTGTGACATTCCAGAAAATACAACAAGACTTTAGTGATTACGGTAAAGACATCATGATATATGCGATTAAAAAATCAGCACTTAAAAATAATCACAACTACTCATTCATTAATTACTTATTAAACGACTGGAAGAAGAAGCAGCTAACGACAGTTGATGAAATTAAACAGAGTGAACATAACTTCGAGTTTAAAAAGCAGTCAACTTATTCTAAGCAGAATCAACAAAAAGAAATGACACCGTCCTGGATCAATCAGGAGAATACTCAAAAACAAGACATCGATGAAGAAGAGCTTGAAAGGGAACGTCAGAAGTTACTCGAAGAATTGAATAGCAATTGGGAGAATTCTTAAATGATTAAATTCTTAGAGTATCGAAAGTGGATTCAATTATTTAATAAATACAGATTCAGTAATTGGGAGACGAGCGACAATAATAGCATCATGTTCACAATAGAAGGTGATGCTTATGTCGTACTCGATGTTAATCATGGTGAAGTATACGTTGAGCAGTTTGAGACAGTCTACGATCTGGAGAAGTTCTATGAAACGAAGGTAAATTATCTGCCTGGATTGCAAGCGACGTTATTTGATTATTAGGAGGAGAAAGTATGATACCGAAGTTTAGGATTTTTGATAAAAAGAAAAAGCGTTTTTTAGACGATTTCACAATGGAAATTGATAGATATGGTATTAGTGTACTAGATGAATTTGACTATGTGGTTGATGAAGACGATAGAATACTCATGCAAGCTACAGGACTTACTGACAAAAATGGTAAGGAGATTTTTGAGGGGGATGTAGTAATAGCAAGATGGTGGAATATCCACGGAGACCATGAAAGAGTAACGTTAGTTGAATGGGACGTAAATAAGTTAGGTTGGAATCTAATTAATAAAAGTTCAACGAATATGAATTATGAAATCATCGGCAACGTTCACGAGCATTCTGGACTACTAAAGGAGAATGGCGAATGAAAATTATTTACTCACATAGCGACTGGAATGTAATTGATCCACAGAATCAGATTGTTGAATCATTTTCAAATAAACAATGTGCTGAGGACTACCTGAAAGCATTAGAAGTACCATACAAAGAATTTTACAAAGTAAAAGAACATAAAGTGATGAGAAGAGAGGGATAAGTAATGATTAAAATGACAACGGAGTTATTCGAGAAGTTCAGCAAGAAGCAGGAAGAGTTAGACAGCATGATTAGAGAGAAGTTTGAGATTAGAGAAGATGTGTGGAAACATCATTTAAACATTCAACATTCTATCGCTTTGAGAGTGGAACTGCATGAGCTAGTCAACGAGTGTCACGACTTATGGAAATACTGGAAACAGAAAGCAGTTAACCCCGACCGTATCATTGATGAACTAGTGGACGTTATTCACTTCCTGCATTTGATAATGAACAAAACGAGCTTCAATACGGAGTATCATATAGGAAAAATAAACAAACATATCCCTACTGAAGAACAGTTAAAAGATGTAACTAATTATTTAGGTGATGTGTGTAAAATAAATTATTTAATTAAATCAGATGATTTGCACCACACATACGCACATTTACTCGTATTAGCAGACCACTACGCATTCACTTTAGACGACATCGAACAAGCATACGACAGAAAGAACGCAGAGAATCATCAACGTCAGGAGAGTGGATACTGATGAAGACGACAATCAAATCAAGTAAGTACATGGATCAATTCAGCAGGGTAGTTAAGAAGTCACTTGAAATGATTAAAGCGAAAGTGAGTGATCATAATGAAGATTAAAGTGATTAGTTTACTTGGTGATTTTGAAAAACAGGTTAACAATGTCATTTATGATTTAGAAACTAATAAGCAGGCACAAATAGTCGATGTTCGATATCTGTATCATGAAAAACAGATGAAAGCAGTTATTCATTATGTCAGTCACTAGATTCGAGATTAAATATGTTGATAGAAAAGGCTTTGAAAAACCAATGCCATCACCAAGACCGAGATTCAGAAAAGCTGGTAAATTTATTCAGACATATATGCCTGCAAGTTACATGAAACATAAAGAATATATTCAAAAGCAGATGCCGAAGTTACTAATTGAAGATCCTGTTAAATTAGAGATTTACTTCTTTATTCCAATGGCTAAAAGCTGGACTAAGAAGAAAAGAACCTTGTTATTAGATAAACCGCATCATATTAAACCTGATATTGATAACTTATTGAAAACTGTTATGGATGCAGCTAACAATCATATTTGGAATGATGATGGTCAAGTTTATGAAATTGTTACGAGAAAGATTTTTAGTCAAGAAGCTAAGATTATTATAAAAGTGATTGAGTTTAAAAGTTAAAGGGGCGGTTATCCGTCCCTCAATAATAAAAAAGGAGCGAATGGCATGAGAAAGACATTAAAAGGATTAACTGTAGAAGAAGTAGATAAGGTTATCTTCAACACTAAAAACATGAAGGAAGCAGCAAATGAAATTGGAGTTGCTTATCAGTCATTACTTCAATTTAGAAGTGAGAACATGAAGGAGTTCAAAAAACTGAAAGCTCAGCGAGAGCAAGGACTTATCTTTGATGAAGCACCTGTAATTAAGACGAAACCTGTAAAAGGTGCAAGTCGAATACCAATTGTTGAAACGATTGAGAAGTCTGAATATGACAAGTTACTTGATCAAGTTAAAGAGTTAGAAGATAAATATAGAATATTATTTGAGAGCAAAGAATCAGATAAAAAAACGTATGAAGAGAAACTTGTCGAAAAAAACTTAGAAATCAAGCAGCTTGAAAAAGATAAGAAGAAAGCGATTCGTGATAGAGAGACATTCGAGAAAGATGCGACAGCTAAGCTTAAAAGATTAGAAAAAGTTGTTGAAGATAGAGTCGATAATAAAGTGAAAAACCTTAATTCTCAACTTGAAAAGCATAAAGATACAATCGATAAAATCAGTGATGTAAATAGGAACTTGCAAGAGACTGTTAAGCAGGCGAATGCGACGATTAAAGAGTATCAAGACAAAGAGACTGAGATGGTACTGAATTATGAAGAGCAGCTGAAAGAAAAAAATGCATTCATCGAGAAATTAGAGAATGAATTAAATACTTCTCAGCAATCAGAAAAAATAATCGACATCATTAATAAAGCAGGACACTATAATTACGGTGAAATTGAAGTGATTGATTTCATTGAACAGGTTATAGAGCATTATCCATCTGTAGTTGCAAACAGTATCGCTAATGTTATTAAATACGTTGCACGAGCTCCGCATAAAAACAATGTTCAAGATCTGGAGAAAGCAGAGTACTACATCAAGCGAGCGATTGATAAGACGAATGAAAAAATCTCATAAAAAAGAGCCTTACTCGGCTCGTGATTTATATATTCGACAACTATATTATATCACGCTAGGAGGCTCATATGAGAGATTTATTGATAGAGTATATAAAGTCATCTAAAGAACTAAAAGAGCGCATAGAATCATTTAAGTTAGAGAATAAAGACATACTTGATGCATATAAAAAAAGTAAAGGTAAGAATAAAGGTAAAAATCAGACTGCAGCATGTCCAGTGATGAATGAATTACAGATATTAAATAGTATGTATAATGAACAATTATTCATTATTGAGTGGCTACGTTCAGGGCATAATCCAAACGAACACAGAGCCATTGATAAACGAATAGTATATTTAGTTGATCATAAAGTCCTGGAATCAGTAATCGATGATAACCATTATAAGAAAGTATCATTTGATGAGTATGATGATTACATTAAAGATGTGAATAATAGTATAAGTCATGCTTTAGGGAGATTGAGTAAGAGAGAGCTTGAAGTATTCTTGATGATAGACTGCGAAAAAATGAGTTTCCAAGATGTAGCTGAAATATTGAACCTGGCAAAAGGCTCGATACAGAAATTTTACGAAAGAGCTAAGCAGAAAATAGCTAAAGAAGTCGATTATAACTTGTTTCTTCTGTAAAGTAAAAACACTTGTCAGTGTCTTACGAAATATACATTTACGTAAAGTAAAAATGCTTTACACCTCCTAAAGTGATTAATTGTTTACAATCCACCTAGTAAAAATTAGGTGGATTTTGTATTATAAAAGTGTACATGTAAATGTACCAATTAATTATAAAGGGAGAAGATATTATGGAAGCGCAAATTTTAAAAAATTTATTTAAAGAGATTTACGATGAAGATGTATATTTTACATTTCAATCAAGCAACAATGAATTACGTATTTTTATTTTAGAATTACTGAAAAAATTTAATCTTGAACCAAAAGAAAATGAAGACTTTCTTTTTTTAAACTTAACAAAAGATGAATCAGACTTTTTAAAAATTAATCAAATTCTTATTTTTATCGAAGATGATTTATATGTCATTGGTAAGGTTGAAGAAGAGAAGGGATATCAATTAGAAATTATACCTAACTTTGAGGTAGAATCTATAAAATTGCAAACGAAAAGTAAATATCATTTAGAAATAGATTCTATGGAATTAAAAATTTCTGGATATACCTTTGAAATTAACGAAACTTTAATTAACGAACATTTATTGGAACTAGTGAATAGATTAAAAAAACTATAAAGTTAAACACTCACTTTTGTGGGTGTTTTTTATGCGGAAATTTATTGAGCAATTAGCATAAGGACGTGATATATGAGATGAAGTTAACATTAAAACAACAGAAGTTTGCGGATGAGTATATTATCTGTGGGAATGCAACTCAAGCAGCGATTAAGGCAGGATATAGCTCGAGAACTGCTGCAAGTATAGGGGATGAAAACCTTAGAAAACCTGCGATAAAACAGTATATAGACGAACGACTTGAAAAGTTGCAAAGCGAAAAGGTCGCAAGTCAATCAGAGGTGCTTGAATACCTTACTGCAGTAATGCGAGGCGAAATGACTGAGCAGACGTTAAGAGGCGAAGGAGAAGGCTATCAGACGATTGACGACATAGAAGTCGGAGCGAAAGACAGGATAAAAGCAGCAGAGCTTTTAGGTAAACGCTACGGCACTTGGACAGAGCGACACCAGGTTGAACATAGCGGAGGAGTGACGATAATAGATGACATCTAAAAAAATGAGTGATCTATTACCTGTCAGCTTTCACGACGTGTGGCGAAAAGCTAAAGACCCTAACAATTTGAATGTAGTCTGCAAAGGCGGTCGTGGTTCTGGTAAATCATCAGACATCGCTATTATGCTTGTCACGCTGATAATTAAATATCCTGTAAATGCAGTGGTTATTCGTAAAGTAGATAACACCCTCGTGACATCAGTCTTTGAACAGATACGCTGGGCAGTTGAACAGTTGAATGTCTCACATCTGTTCAAAGTTAAAATGTCACCACTTGAGATACAGTATGTGCCTCGAGGAAATAAGATTATTTTCAGAGGGGCGCAGAATCCTGAAAGATTGAAATCGTTAAAAGATAGTAAATTCCCTTACGCTTTAGCATGGATTGAAGAATTAGCAGAATTTAAAACTGAAGATGAAGTAACGACTGTCACTAACTCGCTATTGCGTGGAGAATTAGATGATGGTCTTTTTTATAAGTTTTTCTTTACGTATAACCCGCCCAAGCGAAAAACGAGTTGGGTTAACAAGAAATACGAAACGGTATTTCAACCTCCTAATACATTCGTTCATCATAGTACATATAAGGATAATCCGTACATCGCACAAGCGTTCAAAGATGAAGCAGAAGCGCAGCGCATTAAGAATGAAAAGCGTTACCGCTGGGAGTACCTGGGGGAAGCGATTGGTAGTGGTGTTGTACCGTTCGATAACTTGCAGTTTAGAGAGATTACAGATGATGAATGCAACAACTTCGATAATATTCGTAACGCAGTCGACTTTGGTTATGCTACTGATCCATTAGCTTTTGTAAGGTGGCATTATGATAAGAAACGAAAAACGATTTACGCAATGGATGAATTGTACGGACAGAAAATAAGTAACAGAGATTTAGCAAAATGGCTTCATACTAAAAGTTATGCGCATGAAGAAATACAAGCAGATAGTGCAGAGCCGAAGTCCATAGCAGAGCTTAAGAATGAGCACAATATCCCTCGAATCAAAGGTGTGTTCAAAGGTAAAGACAGCGTTGAATATGGGGAGCAATGGCTTGATGATTTAGATGCGATTGTTATTGACCCAAAACGTACACCAAACATAGCAAGAGAATTCGAGAATATAGATTATCAGACGGATAAAGACGGTAATCCCAAACCTCGACTAGAAGATAAGGATAACCACTCAATTGATGCGACACGTTATGCATTTAGTATGGATATGAATGGTAAAAAACAATCACTATCAACAAATGATTTGATGAACATTAAGAGTCTTTTTTAAGGAGGGAATATATTGAATTACAATTACAAAGAAAGTTATATCGCTAATGCGAATGATGATTTCACAATTAATAATGAAGAAGATATCTATAACGCAGACGTGATTAGGGAATTCGTGCAGCGTCATAAGTTGGAGCAGTTGCCACGACTACAGTTTTTAGAAGATTATTATTTGAATAGAAATGTTGATGTATTACGTCCTAACAGACGAGCTGAAACAGATAGAAATAAAGCAGATCATCGAGCAACTCATAATTACGCAAAGTATATCAGTCAGTTTATCGTCGGCTACATGACAGGTAATCCTATAACTATCAGCCACAATGATAGTAATACGCAACAAGTGATTATGGATTTAAATGACTTCAACGATGCAGATTCTGTGAACAGTCAATTATCATTAGACCTATCAATTTATGGTCGAGCATTTGAAGTTGTTTATAGAAACGAAAATGATGAAGATAAGTTTCTGCCACTTAATCCAAAAAATACTTTCTGCGTTTACAATACTGACATTGAAAGAAAAATGGTCGCTGGTATCAGATATAGTAATTCAACTGATAGTGATGGTAAACCTTTAGAACGTATAGAAGTCTATACCAATACTAAAGTATGTTATTACGAGTTAATGGATGGTAATTATCATCTTACTGATGAGCAAGAACATTACTATAATGAGCCCCAGATTACAGAATACGTAAACGACGGCTTTAAACAAGGAGATTATGAAAATGTAATCAGTCTGATTGATTTATACGATAGCGCTCAGTCAGATACAGCTAACTACATGACAGACTTAAACGATGCGATGTTAGCAATTATAGGTAATGTGGATTTAACAGGCGACGAAGCTATTAAGTTCAAGAATGCTAATATGATTAAAGTCACACCAGGAATGACTGCATCTGGTGGAGAAGGTAAAACAGATGTTAAGTATGTCTATAAAGAATATGATGTGAATGGTTCTGAAGCATATAAAACGCGTTTAGAAAATGATATTCATAAGTTCACAAATACACCTGATTTAAACGATGATAACTTTGCAGGTGCACAATCAGGCGAATCAATGAAATATAAGTTATTTGGTCTAGATCAAAAACGCGCAACGAAAGAAAGATTCTTTAAAAAAGGCTTGATAAAACGTTATAGATTATTATTCCGTATGCATAACATTGTCGGAAATGGATTAGATCATACAGACATCACAGTAACATTTACACCTAATCTACCTAAAGCTATTAAAGAATCAGTTGATGTTTTTACTGCATTGCAAGGCTCTATATCAGAAAAGACTTTACTCAGTCAATTGCCTTTTATCGATAATCCTGATGAAGAAGCAGAGCAAATGAAATTAGAAAGAGAAGCGCGTCAACAGGAACTGGAAAACGCTCGTTCTGACATTTACGATTTAACTAAAGTAGGTGTTGATAATGCCAAAGAAAAACAATAAGCAGTCGTATTGGATTGAACGTGAGAAAGATAACCTCACAACAGAATTAATGAAAGACGAGCAGGTATCTAATGAAGTGAAACGCATACTAGAGAACGCTATGAATATGTGTAGGAAAGAGATGGAATCGTACTATACACGTTTTGCTGATAAAGAAGGTATTACAGTTAGTGAAGCTAAGAAGTTAGTAAGCGAGTATGACGTTACTGAATATGAAGCATTGGCTAAACAGTATGTTAAAGATAAAGATTTTTCTGATGAAGCGAATAGGCGATTACGACTGTATAACGTTTCTATGAAAGTGAATCGTGAAGAATTACTGCTCGCAACGTTGAATACGCATCTGATTGCTGCAACGAATGATGTACATCATAAAGTAGATGATTATTTACAAAATGGTGCTGTACGCGAACTAAAACGTCAAGCTGGATTGCTAGGAAATATCAGCGTAAAGCAAAGTGATATTGATTCAATCATCAACGCTTCTTACTATGATGCCACATGGTCGAAGAGATTATGGAGTAACATGGACGAAGTTAGAAAGATAGTAGATGAAACTGCAATAAGTACAGTCTTAAAAGGCAGACATCCTAAAGAATCTGTTAAACGATTACGTGAATTAACAGGTAGAAGTGACTATGAAGCTAGACGATTACTTATAACAGAAGTTTCACGAGTACAGATTGAAGCAAAGCGATTAAGTTTTAAAGATCTAGGAGTTATTAAATATAAGTATCTTGCAGTTTTAGATAACAGAACTACACATACCTGCAGAAGTCTTAACGATAAAGTATTCGATGTATCAGACATGAAGCCAGGTATCAACGCACCTCCGATGCATGCGTTCTGTAGAAGTACAATTATTCCGTATAGTCGCAAAGAAGAGAGCGATTGGGATGAAGAAGATGGCGATTTATACATCGATGACGAACAGATAGAACGTGAAGCAGATGCGGAGAATGATGCTGTGAGGGCAGATATTGATGATATTATTGAACGTTTAGATCAGTTAGACATACAAGAAGTTAAAAGGGCGGTAAAAAAAGTTGAAAACAACCAACCCCCTTATCTCACAGACAACTATAACAGAGCGTTAAATGACGAAGAGCAACAGAACGTATTAGAACAGTTAAATAAAGCTGACAGACGTGCTGTACAGTTGTTTAATCAGTATGCCGACGTAAAGATAAAGAAAGATGATAATACTTACTATGATTTCGATAGCAACGGTATTCACATTGAAGAGGATTATATGGACTTTGGTGTTGAAGGTAGCCACGAAACAGAATACGCTAGACCATTTTTTCATGAGGTTGGACATGCGATAGACAGTAACTATGCGAATGGTACGGGCATGGGCAAACTTTTTGCAGCAAGTCTACTAATGCATAATAACGATAACGAAGATATTAGTGATATTGCTAAAAAAGAATGGCAGAATTTTATAAAGCGAACAATGAGACAGCATCATGTAGACGAGGAAAAAGCGATAGACATAATCGCTAAGAAGATTACAAACAGAAAACAATCTGATTGGATAGCCTTATCTTCTATAGTAGAAGGCATAACTGAAGGTGGATATCATTTTGGATATGGTCATGGCCCAGGTTATTGGGAAGATTATTCTTCACTTACAACGGAAATATTCGCGGAATTATACAGTCTGCTAGTTACTAACCTAAAGGCATATAAGTATATCGCTACGGTATTCCCTGAAACAGTTTCAATGTTCGAACAGATTATTAATTACATGTTAGAAGAATAGCTGGCAATCGAGAGATTGACGGTTATTTTTTATGTCCAAACCATGCTTAAGACAATAAAAGGCGCAAGTGATCATAAGTCCAAACCATGCAACGACTATAAACTTATCAAGAGAAAATAAGCGAGGTGCAAAAATGATTAATGACAACATGTTGAAATTAAATATCCAATTCTTTTCTGAAGATGAAACTACTGAAGAAACTATTGAGAATGGTCAGGAAAATACCGAGACAGAAGAGAAAGTTAAGACTTACACAGAAGATGAGTTTAACGAGAGGTTACAAAACGAGTTAACTCGCAGACTAAAGCAAAAAGATAAAGAGCGTGAAGAAGCGATTAAAGAAGCTGAAAAACTCGCAAAGATGAACGCTCAGCAAAAGCAAGAATATGAAATCGAAAAAATGAAACGTGAACTTGAAGATTACAAGCAGCGTGAAGCGTTAAACGATATGCGTAAAGAGGCAAATAACATGCTAGCTGAACGCAATATCAATGTAAAAGACGATGTACTAGATTTTATCGTTAAGACGACAGCTGAGGAAACACAGAAGAATGTTGAAGCGTTCGCTGAAGCATTTAATGATGCAGTCAATAGTAAGTTGCAAGAAACGTTAAGACAGAAGTCGCCTAAAAATCTGACGGCCACTGGATTAACGAAAGCAGATATCTTAGCGATTGAAGATGATCTGCAACGACAAAATGCAATCGCACAAAATAGACACCTTTTTAGGTAACAGGAGGATTTATATATGACAGTAGAAAGAAATTTAACTGATGTAAGAGCACTAGGAGAAGCGAAATCTATCGACTTCGCTAATAAATTAGGAGTTGGCCTTGATAAGTTATTTCAAGCATTAAACGTAACGAATAAAATTCCAATGAACGTTGGTTCGGTGTTGAAACAGTACGCGTTCACTGTAGTTGATTCAACGGCACCAAACGGCGTTGTAGCTGAGGGAGAAGAGATTCCTTTAACTAAAGTTGAACGTAAGCAAGTAGCTATTACAGAACTTAAGTTCAAAAAGTACGCTAAAGCAACATCTGCTGAAGCTATTCAAGCACATGGGTATGACTTAGCAATCAATCGTACTGATCGTGAATTAATTCGTTATACTCAAAAGAAATTCCGCGCTGACTTCTTCTCAACTTTAAAAGCAGCAATCGAAAATGAATCACGTACAAACGATATCAAAGCATTAACAGCAGAAAATTTACAAGGTGCGTTATCAAAAGGACGTGCGAATCTTTCAGTGCTACTTGATGATGAAGTAACACCTATGGCATTCGTAAACCCAAATGACACAGCAGAACATATGGCAAAAGGTTTAATCAATTCCAACGGCGCACAATTTGGCATGAACTTACTTACTGATTATGTAGGTGTTAAAGTAATTGAATTTGCTGATGTACCAAAAGGAGAAGTATGGATGACGGTATCTGAGAACTTAAATGCAGCATACGCTAATCCACGCGGAGAGTTATCACGTGCATTCGACTTTGCTACTGATGAAACAGGTTTCGTTGGTGTATTACATGATATTAATTCACGTCGATTAACATCTGAAACAGTTTTAACACATGCAGTAACATTATTCCCTGAAAACGTTGATGCAGTAATCAAAGTAAAAATTAAGCCTGCTGTGGCCGGTGTGGGAGTATAAGAGTGGTTTAGTTGCCACTCTATTTTATTATAAGGTGGTGGTTATATGTTAGGAAAGGCGATTGTTAATTTTACTGATTTAGTAGAAAATAAGCATTATACGATTGATGATATCTATCATACTAATGATGAGAAACGTTATGGCGCGTTATCAAGCGATGATAATAATAATGGTGCGCCTGTTATTAAAGCATTAACATTAAGTGAATTAAAAAGTATCGCTCAAAAACATCAGATTAATGTACCTGCTAAAACAAAACGTGATGATTTAGAGAAGTTGATTGAAGGTGAAATTTATGCAGACGTTGAGTAATGTAAAACTGCAGATTGGTATCGAAGATGATAAACAAGACGATTTACTTAAGCTCATCATATCGAATGTTGAGAAAGCAATGTTAGGTTATTTACCAGGCATTTTAGAAGTACCTGTAGAACTCAGTTATATTGTCGAAGAAGTATCTGTAGCACGTTATTACAGACGTGGCAGTGAGGGAATGAAATCTAAAACAATTGAAGGTTTTTCCGTATCATATGATAACGAGTTTGATGCTTATCATCACATATTTGAACGCTATCAACCTACTAATGAAGCTACTCGTGGTTCGGTGGTGTTTTTTTAATGGATAAACATCGTGTTAAATTATACGCTCAAAAATCGGAGTACGATACACGCCTGAGTAAGACAGTAAATAAACTGAGTTTGATTACAGATACAACTTGCTTTGTCACAGGAATTTCTAACAAGAGACAACTTGAAACTTTCGGGAATCTTACAAGTGCAGATACGACAATAAGATTGCTCAATAAAGATGTGATAGGGGTTACACACGCATCTATTAAAGATGAAAAATATAAGATAACTAAAGTCACATCTTATGACAATGATGTCATCATATACGCTTTAAAGGTGCAATCATGGTGAAGTGGAAAGGTCTAAGTCGAATGAAGAGAGACCTAAAAAATCATAGTCGGAACTCTGACAGGAAGTTAGATGATGCTATTTCAGAAATTGGGATAATGCTTGAGCGTGAAGTAACGAGTAACGCAGTATTTACCAAAGGCTACACTACAGGTAACTTAAGACGAATGATAAATTATTCGAAAACAGGATTTGCTAAAGGTACGCTTTCATCACCTGCGCATTATTCAGGGTTCGTTGAGAAAGGTACGCGTTATATGGACGCGCAACCTTTCTTTTTTATATCAATTTACAAAAATCAACTGGAAGTAATGAACATACTAGAAGAAAAAACGAGGTGATTAGATGAAGTCGCCGCGTCAACAATTATACGACGAAGTATTCTCATCTATTTCGATGTTAGGTTATCGAGTATACGATTTATTGCCTATGAGCGAAGTACCTTATCCGTTTATCGTGCTTAAACACAGCCTGACGGACTATAGGAGCACACAAAAATTGAATAGGGATATGATAGTGACGCTCAATGTAGATACATGGCATTTAGCTGAAGATAGAGGTCTACATGACAAGACAATGTTTCAAATCGAACAGTTACTTATAGACTTTCAATTGAGTGATACCTATGCATTGAAGGTAAAGAGAATCAACGTGACAGAAGTAACAGACAGAACGACTAACGATGAACTATTACATGGTTCAATAGAAGTAACATATCAAATAAATTAAGGAGTGATCATATGCAAATTGCAGATGGTGTATCAAAAGTATTATATTTCAGAAAATTAGGTGACAAGACAGCAGCAACTTTAGTTTTACAGCAAGAACATTCAAAATCATATAAACGAGAACGTGATGCAGTTATTACAAAGGCAGGTAAAGTTTTTAAAAAAGGCGAGCTAGAAGATGAGATTTCTATCAAAGCATTACAATCTACTAAAGATGATGCTTATAAGATGTTAGAAAAATCTATTGTAGACGGTGATGCTATCGAGGTGTGGGAAGTAGACCTTTCGAAAAAATCATCTAATCCTGAATCGACTGGTAAATTTCAAGCGGAATATCGTCAAGGCTATTTAACTGAGTGGGAAGCAACTTCTCCGTCTGAAGATGACCCTACTGTAGAAGGTACGTTCGTTACATTTGGCACGCGTCAAATCGGATTAGTAACTGTACCTCCAGAAGATTTAAAAAATGGTGGAGTTTTAGGCTATGCATTCCACGATATGATTGCATCAGATATTCCTAAAGATGGTTTAGCTACATTACCATCTGAGCCAAGCGTCGGAGTGTAATATACGAGGGAGCAAATCTCCCTCTCTTTTTATATAAAAAATTAACTAAAAAAGGTGGAAATATAATGTTGACAATTAATACAAACGGTAAAGTATTAGAATTAAAATTTGGTTTAGGTGAATTAAATGCAGTAGATAAAGCACTAGGACTAGAAATAGAGAAAATTAACTTAGGTGAAGGCTTTGAAATGTTAGTGCCAAAATTACAAACGGCAAATCCACTAGCGTTAGCAAAGATTATTCCAGCATTGACGCTAAATCAACCAGGGCGACCAAAGACAGAAGATGAAGTACTAGAAGTACTTAAAGCTGTTAAAGAACAGTTTGGCTCATTACAAGCATTCTGTGATGCAGTACTAAATGAAATGAAACATCATTTTTTGACCCAAGATCTAGTAAAAGACATCGAAGTGACAGTGCCGACACAAACAACAGTACAGTAGTTACTTATTGGGACATCGTGATTAAAAGTATGGCGAACTTTGGTAAGCAGTCTATCGATGAAGTTAATCGAATGACCTTAACAGAGTTCTACTGCTTATCACATGCTAAGAATGAACGCGATTTGTACGATGAGTATCGAATGCATAAAGTTGCTTATCTGCAACGTGAAGCACAAGCTCAGATAGAAAAAGGTGCAGGAAAGAACAAGCGTACTGAATATGCGTATAAATCATTTAAAGATTTCTTTGATTATGAGAAGGCTGAAAGACAGTTGTGTGATTTCCACGATGATGTCGAGAAGAAAACGAATGGTCCATCAAAGAAAAAAATAGCAGACATGTTAGCAGAAAGAAATAAAAAGTAAAGTGAGGTGATGGAATGGCAGATATAAAAGATAGTTATACGTTAGAAGCCTTGCTTACAGGCGATAACAGTCGCTTAAAGCGTGTTATTGATCAAGCGGTCGTGATGTTAGAAAAACTTGAAAATAAAAAGGTTGACGATATTGAAATTGATGGTGATGTGAAACCATTAAGAAAAAAAGTTGAGAGCGCTAAACGACTTACTGAAATGCTAGACGGCAAACGAGCACAAATTGAAATTATCGCTAGAAACGCTGAAGCAATAAAGAATCTACGTCAAGTTAGATTGAGTGCGAAACGATTATCTAAAGAACGTCCGAAAATTGATGTCGATGTTCAGACAGGTGCAGCAAATGCGAATATCAAACGTTTCAAAGCTATACTTAAATCCATTCCAAATAAAGTACGCACTCGAGTAGATGTGGATTACGACAGAAATGTTTTTAGTAGGATTTCAGCAGGTTGGAGACAAATTCAAAACGTTAATAATAAATTTGGCGATGATATGGACCAACTTGCGAATAGTATTCGCGCTTTTGGTACTGTCAGTGCAAATATGATAAAAGGTTCGCTAGTGAGTTCTTTTACTGCTTTAATACCTATTGTTGCAGCACTTGTCCCCGCAATTATGGCAGTGGGTAACGCTATAGCAGTTGTTGGTGGAGGTGCGTTAGGGTTAGTAGGAGCGTTTGCAGTGGCAGGTGGTGGCGTAGCTTCATTTGGCGCTTTGGCAATATCAGCGTATAAGATGTATATAGATGGCGCAATTCAAGCGAGTGATGCAACGCAGAAATTTGAAAGTTCGTTAAGTTCGTTCAAATCGGAATGGGAAAGCCTGGCGCAGAAGAATGCTGGCAGTATTTTCTCAACGATGACGAATGGTATTAACATTGCTAAAACAGCACTTACAGGCCTTACACCGTTTATTACAGGTGTCTCAAAAAGCATGGAAGGATTATCTGCAAGTGTGCTTAAATGGTCACAGACAAGCGCTGTAGCGAAGAATTTTTTTGATGTGATGAAAACGTCAGGTGTAACTGTATTTCAGGATATCATGAGTGCTGCAGGAAAATTTGGTAGTGGATTAATATCTTTATTTACTAGCTTTATGCCTTTATTCGAATGGGTGGCTAAAGGGTTCTCAAATATGGGTACTCAATTCAATAACTGGTCTCAGAAAGTAAGTACAGCTGAAGGTATTAAGAATTTTATTGCTTTCGTGCAGGAAAGCTTACCTAAAATAGGTCAGATTTTCGGCAACGTATTTGAAGGTATCTTTAATCTATTCAAAGCCTTCGCACCTAATTCACAGACCTTATTCGATTCATTGGTGCAGATGAGTACAAAATTTGCAGAATGGAGCGCCACGATAGCAGCATCAGATGGATTCCAGAAGTTTATCGAGTATGTGCAGACGAATGGCCCGACGATTATGAGTTTAATCGGTAGTATCGTTATGGCAGTAGTCAACTTTGGTATTGCAGTTGCGCCTTTGGGACAGGTGGTGTTGCAATTAGTCACTGCATTTGCTCAATGGTTAAGCACACTATTTCAAACGAATCCTGTTGTAGCACAAATTGTAGGTGCTTTAATTAGTTTGATCGGTGTTGCAATGGCAACTATTCCGACAATTTTAGGGATATATGATGCGTTGCAGCCTTTAATAATGAAGTTTATTGAATTTAAAGGTGAGTCCACTTTACTCCAAGGAGCTCTGAGGTTGTTAGGTAGTGCTTTCACTGCACTTTCAGGACCTGTATTGGCGATTATAGGTGTTTTTGTAGCTATAGGTATGGCTATCGTAGGATTATGGCAATCTAACGAACAATTTAGAAGTAACGTATCTATTATATGGCAAAATATACAGACAATTATAAGCGCAGTAGGTCAAGTTATTATGAATATCTTCGGACTAATTGTTTCTTCTTTAGGCATTTTATCACAAGCATTTATGCCTGTGATCTCTGGTATTGTATCATTAGTGGCAACTATTACGACATGGATAGCATCATTTATAGAAGCGAATCAATGGATTATTACAGTTGTTAGCGTTATTGCAGGCCTGGTCGTTGCTTTTTTTGCAGTACAAAGTGCAATAGCTTTAGTAACGACAATTGTAGGAGTTTTAACTACAGCATTAGGAATATTAGGTACTATAATATCGGTTGTTGCTGGTGTTTTCGCATTTTTGTTAACGCCTGTTGGATTAGTGGTGGCTGCGATTGGTTTAGTGATTGCTGCTGTCGTTATCTGTTATCAAAAATTCGAAGCCTTCAGGAATTTCTTGGCGCCATTAGTAGATTTCTTTATTGGAATCGGTGAGGGTATCAAGCAAGGTTTAGGAAGTGCTTTGGATTGGATTTCTGAAAAATTAGGAATGACAGCAACAAAAACTGAGGAAGCAACTGGTAGGATGGCGAATGCCACTAACATTAATACTTCTAAGATGGCTAGTGATGTTACTTCAAATAGTGCTTTGATGACTAGTGGCTTTGATGTGAATATGAATAGAATGAGTATGATTAACGATTCTCAATGGGCAATGATTAATGGGACTGCCACTTCTCAATCAGGTGCAATGCAAGCTGCTGTATTAGGTAGTGTAGGTGGCATGTCTGCTCAAACAACTGGATTACTTGCAGGAATGTCAGGTAGTGCACAGGCAGAATTTGCGAGTTTATACAGTGCTGGTTCAGGTCAAGCTAGTAGTTTAAATGCTGATGTACTATCCTCACTTGGCGGAATGAGTAGTCAAGGTGTTGGTGATATCGCTAGTATGACATCAGGAATAAACTCTGAGTTCCAAAATATGAGTAGCACTTCGAGCTCAGCTACTTCTAATATGAGTAGTAATGTTCAATCGAATATGAATTCTATGAGGTCGTCATTCACTTCAGGAGCTAGTGGTATTGCTCAAGCATGGGCGAGTGCAATGCAGAGAATTACTTCAATTACTTCAAGTGGAATGAGTGCAGTAAGAAGCGCATCTGTGTCAGGAATGCAGGCGGTGGTATCAGCATTCAGAAGTGGTGGGCAACAAACCGTATCAGTTACAACATCATCTATGGCAGCTTGTGCTAGCGTAATGAGGTCAGCCTATGGACAATTTAGTTCCGCCGGTAGTTATGTTATGAGTGGATTTATCGCCGGTATGAATAGTCAACGTGGTGCAGTAATGGCTACTGCTGCTAGTATTGCAAATGCTGCATCTGCTCAAATTAGAAGTGCATTAAAAATTCATTCTCCTTCTCGAGTTACTATGAAAGATGGTAAATGGTTCGGTCAAGGTTTCGCAATCGGTATTATGAAAAAAGTACCACAAGTTATCCAGGCTTCTAAAACTATGGCGAATAGTGCTGTTAAAGCATTAAGTAAGATGAAAACTAATTCTTACGATAAAGCGAAGCAAGGCTCTAAATCGTTCTATGAATCATTGAGCAAGACTTCTCAAAGTGCTAGTAATAAATTAAGTGCTAATAATAAGAAGATTGCAAGTATTCAGCAGAAATTGAAGGGGAAAATCTGGAAAAGCACACGATCAAGATTAAATAAACAGCTTATTGACTTAAGAAAAGAGAATAAAGCATATACTGTTCAAAAGAATACAATTACTAAGTTGAGAAGTACGCTAAGCAAGAGTACAAATCAGCTACTAAGTATTGCTAATAAGCGTGAAAAAGTTGCTGATAAACTAAAGGTCGCACAAGATAACTTGAAACAAGTTCTGAAAGATAGACAGAATTTTAAAGATGGCATTATCGATAGCACACGCTCATTTGGTTCAATATCGAATTCTAAGGTTTCAACTCAACAAGGATTAGTAGCAGATATGCGTGCTCGATTAAAAGCAGTAAATGACTATGCTAAGAACATCAATGCGCTTAAGAAAAAAGGTGTTCATAAGAATATCATCGCAGATTTATTAAGTGCTGGCGTTGAAGGTGGCGCAGGACAAGCTAAGATATTAGCAAACGCTTCTAAGAATACAATCAAGCAAATTAACACTGTGCAAAAGCAAATTATGAGTGTTACTAGCAGTTTAGCTGAAAGACAAGCTAAAGATTTCTACACTGTAGGTCTTAATACTGCAAAAGGAATCGTTCAAGGATTGCAGAAACAAGACAAAGCATTGCAAAAGGCAGCTGAGCGTATCGCAAACACTATTACGAATACTGTTAAGAAAAAGTTAGGTATCCATTCTCCATCACGTGTATTTAAAGCGTTAGGTATATATACGATGCAAGGTTTTATTGGTGGAATAGATAAATTGAAAACACAATCTATTAATAAAATGGCTAACTTATCAGAACGTGTATCTGAAGCATTTACACCTCGGTTCGTTAGTGGTTTACCTGATCTAACAGGAAACTTACGAAACGCTACAGCGAACATCGCTTCACAGGTTAATGCTGATGTCGTTAATACAGTAAGAAGCGAGCCTGTAGGCGTTACCTTAAATGCTAACTTTGCATTAGGAAATCGTGACTACAATGCTTTTGTTGGTGATATCACCGATAAACAAAATTCAAGAGTAAGACTTCAAGAAACATATAATGTGTAAAGGCTATCAAGTGGTAGCCTTTATTTTTTAGGTGGTGGATAAATGAATTATAATTTTACAGATATGAATAACATAGTGCATTCTAGCGTGACTAGTGCCAATCAACTGATTTATAACGATGTAAATATAGATAAAACTCTATCTGATATTAACTGTGATATCATCACATTGAACGTGACAGGTCGTGCTGCATTAGAATACAACATCAATACAGTCACACCTGACGGTATCGATGGAGAATTATTTCAAAGTGCTACATTGAAAGCTAGAACATTACAGATAGAGATGTTGATTAGCGCTAAAGATAACGCTACTTTGAGAAAAAAGTATGAACAGTTGAATAAAATGTTTTCGAAACGCGAGATAGTATCTATACGCTTTAGCGATGAAATAGACAGAGTATATTATGGTATTTATACAGCCAGCGACAATCCTAAAGAGGATTCGAACGAACAGATATTTAATATCGATATATTATGCACTGATCCATTCAAATACTCTGATGTACAGACTATAATTTACAGTAGCTCGGAAATTTTGAGTATATTAAGCGACTTTCCTGTTAAACCTTATATCGAAGTCGAATATTCTGGAGTAGGCACTACGTTAGATATTATCAATACTAAAACTAAAAAAGGTATAAAACTGGTAGACTTAAATCCATCTGTAGAAAAGATATACAAGATAGATGTTTTAGAGAATAGGATTACTAAATCAAATTTAGACACCAATGCTTTGACTAATCTTAATATCACATCTGATTGGGAAGAATTTGACATTAAAACAGGAGATCGAGTCTCCTTCATTCCTACACCAAGCAAAATCACCATTAAATATCGAGGTGTATTTTTATGATTTATCTATTCGATGTCAAAAAAGAATTGATAAAAGTTATCCCTCGCAGGAATATCGTTAGTGCAATTCAAGAACTCGAAATAAATGGTCTGTATACTGCTGAAATTGAAGTTCCTCTATCCTATAAAACTGAACAGGGTCAAATCTTCAATCATAAGAAATCATTCGATAACGCTTTATTTTTCGGTCATTTTGACTATCGTAAAAAGTTTCAATTGTATAAAATCCATAATAGAAAAATTGATGGTAAACAACTGATTATTACAGGTGTTCATCTATTTTTCGATGAAGCTAAAGCGATGAGTGTTATTCGCGACAAGCGACTTATCAATGCTGATGCTCGTAACGTTGCGAATGTCGCGTTTGAGGGTACAGGATGGACTGTTCGAGATTACGACACGACAAAAGAAAAAAATATAGATTTGTATTATATGACACCGATAGATGCTAGGAAATTAATTATCGAAGAATATAATGTAGAGTTTGACTATGACTTTTCTTTTGATGGCAGGAAGGTTACTTCTAAAAATATTTATATTCGTAATAAATTAGGCAGATGGACTGGCGATAGATATCATTACGGAACAAACATACTCAGTATCACGCAAGAGCAAGATGATGCGGAAGTTTATACTGCAGCGATAGGTAGAGGGACCAGTGATGATACGAATACAGCTTTAAACGCTAAAGTCCTTTTTGATGATTTGACGTGGTCTAAAGATGGTTACAACAAGCCTTTAGGTCAAGATTATTTAGAAATCGTTAGCGCTACAGAAAAATATGGATACTATGACGAAAAAACAGCTAGAATAAAACCTCGAATAGCGATAATTGAATTTAGTGATATCCAAGATCAGAAAGTTTTAGCTGATAAAACCTGGGAGTGGTTAAAACAAAACTGCGTGCCTAAAGTCACATACTCGACTACTGTTTCAAAGGTAGGAGAGTACTATTTAGGTGATGAAATCGCGATTATCTACAAAGAAATTGATATCATTAAAAAAGCTCGTGTAGAAAATATGAGAGTGAACCTTCTTAATCACGACTTAACCGAATTAGGTTTAGGTGATTATACTTATTTTAAACAAGATAAATATAGAGAGCGTATAAGTAATGAAATCAAGGAAACAAAAAAAGAAGCTAATAGCTACATTGTTAAACTCAAAAAAGAATTCGATGCAAACTTTGAAGAGCAAACACTGAGTTTCGCTAAAGCTATTGAACAAGTAAAGATTAATGCGCAATCTGAAGTTGAATCGGCAGAAAAAAGACTGTCAGATGAAATAGATAATGGATTGAGTGCCTTAAAACAACCGAACGCGTTACCATCATCTGTTCTGCAAATAGACGATCTATTAATAAACAGGTTGATATCTGATAATATGTTCGCGAACACTTTAGGTTCAAATTATCTTTTTAGTGAGATAATAAAAACAAAATCTCTTGAAGCAGTTAATGCAAATATTTCAAATTTGAGGTCTAACATACTCACTTCTAATGTGATTAAAGCAGAACACATTGATTCTGGCACAGTAATTATAGATAAATTATTTTCTAATAGTGCAAATATAACTAGATTGACGAGTAAATCGGCATTTATCAAAGAAATACAAGCGATTGAGGTTATAGCTTATCGTCTTGAAGCAAGAGATAAACAGGCTAGTGTCAACATTGAAAATGGCTCAATCACAATGAATCGTGACAATGGATCTAGAATGGATATCAGTTTGAATGGTATTCAAAGTTTTAACAATGGTGGTTCGTTACTTTTCAGCTTAACACCAACACTTGTAACAACCTCTGCTGTAGGCACATCTGTAAGTAACGTTTACCTTGGCACAGCACCGAACGCAGAAGCACGTGTCGTTAATATGAATGGTATTCCTGGTGATGGTGAAATTGGCAGTTATGCATATAGACCAATACGAACTTTAGCTATTAAATTTCCATTAAATGCAAATGGGTATATAGGGATTGATGGTAGCGAACTAAGGATAATGTCAGATGGTTTGGTAGAAGGCGGATATAAAAGCGTTCGTGCTGACAAAGGATATTTCTCTACAGTTGATGCAAACAATGAAATTAGTGGTGCTCACTTCTATATCAGACCAAAACGTGGTGGGGAACTTCGAGCAACTTATAACGATGGTGGAGAAACTTCTTATGCTAACTTTCGTTCAAACGGTATCTATGCACCATGGATTGATTATAACGGACATATACCAGGATCACACTTTTATATTAGACCAGCGTATGGGGGAGAAGTACGTTTAACGGCTACTGGTACAACAAACAATTGGGCTAACCTGCGTTCAGATGGCATTTACGCTCCCTGGATAGACTTCAATGGTCAAATTCCAGGCTCGCATTTGTATATTAGACCTGGCTCAGGTGGGGAAGTTAAGTTCACTAGAACTGGTACTACAGATGTCTGGGCAGATATTAGGTTCGGTAGTTGGAAGGCAATGTCTCATGAAAAATATAAAAATAACATCGAAAAATGGAACTATAATGTATTAGACATATATAAAAACGACTTAGTGTTACATTCATACAAAGTCAATTCTGAATCAGATACTTTATACGCTAGAATACATCATGGTATTGTACTTAGAGAAAATTCAAACCTAGACCAATTTCCAGCAGAATGGAGAAATGGCGATGGATATGACGGAACTGAAGTCTTATGGTGGAACACGAAAGCTGTTCAAGAATTAGCATTTGAGAACGATGAGCTTAGAAACAAGATTAGTGACTTAGAAAACAAATTTAAAGAATTGGAAGGTAAACTAAATGAATCAACAACGTAACTTAGAAAAAGAAGTGGCATTACTACAACAACAACTTATGATGGCATTATCAGATAAAGTGATGGTACAAGCAATGTTAGATGATGCTTTAGAAGAATTACATCAAATTAAAAACGGTAATCAAGAAGTTGCAGAATAATCTGTAGCTTCTTTTTTATAAATAAAAAACAGGAGGTCATTCAAAATGACAGAAAAAATTCAAGAGTTTTATTTAGTAGAAAGAAATGCAAGTGGTTCAGAAAGTTGTTTGACACGTAACTATTCAAATGGATTTGTAGCAGGTGCTACACCAGAAAATGCTTTTAAGTTCAAAGAAGAAGAACAAGCTAAACAATTCTGTAAAGTTCAGAATATGTTAGCGAGTATTTTCGATAATGGAACTAAGACATTCTATGTTAAACAGGACATTGAACGTACTAAGTTTACTGAAGATGGTCAAGTCGTAGAGGAAACGACAGAAGAAACGTTATAAGAGGTGGTGAAAAATGTGGATAACAATCGGAGGAATGAATTTGGAAAATATAGAGATGCTTAAAATTTATTTATATGGAGGGGATATCAGATTACTACACTTCTTATGTATATTGATGCTAGTAGACATCGTGACAGGTATCGCTAAAGCAGTTTATAACAAAAACTTATGGTCGAGAAAGTCGTTATTCGGATTTGCTAGAAAATTGATGGTATTCTGTATCATCGTATTAGCGAATATAATCGATCAGATACTACAGTTAAATGGTGGATTGGTCATCGTCACGATTATGTTCTATATTGCAAACGAGGGACTATCTATTGTTGAAAATTGCGCTCAAATGGGCGTGTTAATACCTGCAAATATATCAGAGAAGTTAGCAGTTATATTAAGCAATAACGATAAGCAGTCAATTACAACAGAAGTGAAAGAAGAATTCACAGCTAAACATTCTAAAGACTTGCCAGGTGGTCAAGTTGATGTGAGTGTTAAGGTTCAAGCTGAGAAGAACGAAGAAATACATTAAGACAGCTCAATACGAGTTGTCTTTTTTAAATACAAAATTAGAGGAGAAGATTAAATTATGGCAAAAACAAAAATTGGAACTTGGAATGGTGTACCAGTATACACAGATTTTTTACCGATCGGAACGCGTAGAACTGGACAAAGATTGAACAGCGGTAATCCTAAATTCGCAGTCTTTCACGACACAGGAAACCCTAACACAACAGCACAACAGAACGTGAACTACTATAAGAATACTTATATGCAACCATGGGATAGTGTTGCATCAGCACATATCTTTGTGGATGATACTGAATGTATTATCTGTATTCCTGTAACTGAAAAAGCATGGCATGTGATTTACAATACACCAACAGATAACGCTTGGTATGGTGCAGATGCAAACGATGTAGCGTTTGGTGTTGAAGCATCATACTATAGCGATAAAAATAGATCACGTAAATCATTGGATAATGCATGTCGTATTATGGCAGCTTTATGTAATTCTTGGGGTATTAATCCACGTAATCAAATGCCTGGTCATCAAGATATCCAAGCTGATAAACAAGATCCAGGTAATCTATTAGCTGCTTGTGGTTATAATAGACGTGATATGACTGTGATTGACAATCTAGTTGTGAAATATATGAATGGCGATGCACCTGTTAAGAAAGTTGCACCTGCACCTGAAAAAGTTGTGAAACAATCACCACCTGTTAAAAAACCTGCATCAAAAGGTTCTAAACGTATCAAAGCGTGGTCGAAGACACCACACTATAAAGGAACAATTCAATATACTGCATCGTTGAGACAACGCTCAGGTAGTGATTTCAGTAACTTTAGTTTCGGTAAAGAGATTGGAACGCTTAAAAAAGGCGAGACTGTCTATATCTTTGAAGAGATTCAAGATGCAGAAGGTAACATTTGGTGTAGAACGTATTCGCCAAGTAATAATGGATGGGTACACAAAGACACAATTAAATAA